TGTTGGCTTGGCGTTCTGTTGCAAAATTAAGAAATTCTGTTTCTACCAATTTATTGCTACTTGACGAAACGTTGGATGGTGCTCTCGACTCAGTCGGTATTGAAAATCTTATTGACACATTACATAATCTAAACGCTGATGATAACATATTTGTTATTAGCCATCGTGGCCATCAGTTTGGAGACAAGTTTGATAGTCATATTCGTTTCCAAAAAGTTAAAAACTTTAGTGAGGTTACAGCTTGACTTTGTTAAATAACTCAATGTCTACCGAAGGACTTAATGATCTTGAAACCCTCGAGACAATGTTTAAAGAATTCTTTCATAAACAAACATACGACTGGTGGGTACCTGTCAAGGCTGGCGATATTGTAGTTGATCTTGGAGCTTGCATTGGCATGTTTACGTGTCGCGCTTTAGATTTAGGAGCTTCTAAGGTATATTCAGTAGAGCCTAGCATTGATCTGCTGTCCACAACTATGAAAAACTCGCTATCACATTTAGTTGAACATCCTGGTTCTGTTATACCTGAGCATGCATTCATTGGAACTAAAAAAAGTCATACCTTAAATGCATTTAATGATTCTAACGCCAAGACAATGGCTTTTTCAGAATTTCTATATAAACACGACATAAAACATATTGACTACTTAAAGATTGACATTGAAGGTGGAGAATACAGTATCTTTACTGAAAAGAATTGGGACTTCCTATCTAACAATGTTCAGCATATTGCAGTTGAATGGCATCTTGATGTATTTGAAGATGCTCCTAAACAATTCATGTGGATCAGAGACAATTTACTCTCTAAATATAATGGTAAGATTAGATATCTTGATCCTAAGCATAAGCAAAAGGCGTATGACGATGAATGGTTGACTGGCGAATGGCCAATTGGGTGGGGTTCAGGTTTTATGATGTATCTCACAAATAATGGTTGACAAATTGAACATTAAGTGGTATTATGTTAATCAGAGATAACCTAAAGGATAAACATGTCTAACTTTTATACATCGGTTGAAAGATTTGGTAATACAATCTTGTGGCGAGGATACGACAACGGCCGTAGATTTGAACGCAAAGTCAAGTACGAGCCAACTCTGTTTTTGACAACGCAGAAACAAGAATCGCAATACCAATCTTTATTTACCAAAAAACCAATTGCCGCTAAGAAATTTGATAGTATGAAAGATGCTAAAGAATTTACCGAGCAATATAAAGGTGTTCATGGTATTGAAATATGTGGTAACACAAATTACGTATCGCAATTCATCCAAGAAAAATATCCTGATGAAATCAAATTTGATCCATCGTTGATTAACATTGTATCTTTTGACATCGAGGTTGATGTTTCGGACGGCTATCCTGATATGGATTTTGCTGATAAAGAAATTACATCAATTGCAATCAAGTCTTCTAAATCTGATACTTACCATTTGCTTGGCCGTAAAGATTATGATAAGACAAAGACTCTGACTGATATTCCTCAAGATGATATTCAATTCATGAAGTTTGATACCGAAGAGGCATTGCTTCGCAGGTTCTTGCAGATTTGGGTAAACGACTATCCTGATATTGTTACAGGTTGGAACGTTGAATTCTTTGACATTCAATATATTATAACGCGTATGAAAAACCTGTTAGGTGAAGAACGTATTAAAGAACTGTCTCCTTGGCGTTCTGTTCGTCCATATTCCCGTGAGTTCTTCGGTAAAGATCAAGGTTCATACCGCATCGGTGGCATCGCCGTGATTGACTATATGGATGCGTTTAAAAAGTTTGGCTATAAGTATGGTCCTCAGGAGTCGTGGAAACTTGACCACATTGCTCACGTTATTCTTGGTGAAAAGAAGATGGACTATTCTGAGTATGGCAACCTTACAAACTTATATGAACAAAATCCACAACTGTATCTTGACTATAACCTTAAAGATACATGGTTGATCCAAAGATTTGAAGATGAAACAAGTTTGCTTCAGTTGGTAATGACTGTTGCATACGGTGGTGGAGTCAACTACGGCGATGCTTTCGGTACTGTGGGTATATGGGAAACAACCCTATACCGTAAACTGATTAAAGAAAATCGTATCCCTCCAATCAAAGGTGGCCCAGGACAAAGGGCTGGCGAATTGGTTGGCGGATATGTTAAAGATCCTAAAGTTGGTATGCATCCTTGGATTGTATCGTTTGACTTGAACTCGCTGTATCCTCACTTGATGTTACAATATAATATGTCGCCCGAAACATATCTTGAAGATGAACGTGAAAACGTATCACAAGATATGGTATTGAGCGGTAAGTATCAAAGCCAAAGAACTGACATGTCGGTTGCAGCCAACGGTGCTTGTTTTACAAATAATCATCTCGGTATCATTCCTGAAATCATTGATGAATATTATGGTAATCGTAAGATCATCAAACAAGAAATGTTGAAGGTTGAGCAAGATCTTGAAAACGCAACTGACCCAGCTCAAAAAGACCAACTAAAACGAAAAGCAAATCAGCTACACAATGCTCAGATGGCTATCAAAATTAGTATGAACTCGTTATATGGCGCAATGGCAAATATCTACTTTTTATATTATATTAACGATATGGCTGAAGCAATTACAACGTCAGGTCAATTATCAATCCGATATGCTCAAAAGTCTGTTAATGATTATATGAATAAGATCCTCAAGACAGATAACCAAGACTATATTGTATATATTGACACCGACTCAATTTATGTTGACATGGCTCCTATTGTTAAGTCTTCGTTTGGTACTGTTGATATTGACCGCAAAAGAGGCGAAGCATTCTTAGATAAAGTTTGCCAAATGAAGATTGAGCCAGTTATTGAAGCAGGCTATGAAGATCTAGCGAAAAAGATGGGCGCATATCGCCAAGCTATGGGTATGAAACGCGAAAAGATTACTGATAAATCTGTATTCATTGCTAAGAAGCGTTACATTATGAATACGTTAAACTCTGAAGGTGTTCATTACGAAGAGCCAAAGATTTCTGTTACAGGCCTTGAGTCTGTTCGTTCGTCAACTCCTGAAGTATGTCGTGAAAAGCTAAAGAAATCGTTTAAGGTTATTATGAACGAAGGTGAGTCGGCAATGCAGGACTTTATTGAAGAGTTCCGTCAAGAGTTCAGAAAGTTACCACCTGAAGATATTGGTCGCAACTCAGGTACTGATAACATCAGTAAGTATATTGTCAAAGGTACCTATAAGAAAGGTTGTCCAATGCATGTACGTGGATGTATTCTATATAACAATCATCTAAAACAACTCAAGTTAAACAAAAGGTATGAAGTAATTGAAGGTGGCGGAAAGATCAAGTTTGTCTACCTTAAAGTACCAAATCCGATTAAAGAAAACATTATTTCGTTTCCAGGTGTATTACCCCCTGAATTTGAGTTGACAAATTACATTGACTATGATAAACAGTTTGAGAAGGTATTCCTAAACCCAATAGAAGCAATCCTTGAAGCTATCGGATGGTCTGCCGAAAAGATTAACACACTTGAAGATTTCTTTGCATAGGAGAACACTATGGCACCAAACCACAAATTAGCAACGCTCGAAGCATCATGGCGTTATCAGAACACTGTCGTTGAATGCCTAGAGGCTGAAAATGCGCCAGACAAATATGTTCAAAAAGCTAAAAAAGAAAGACTACGTATTAAAGATAAGATCGCAATTTTAAAAAGTGAAGGACTAAAAGATAATGACTGATATGGCAAACGATATGAATACAATGCATGATAAATTTGGAGTACATGATTGGTTTCAAAAGAATCGTGGTGACAAAGATCTGATGAGCAAATATCTGATGTTTCGGATGCTTATGATTGGCGAAGAATACCACGAAACATTATCGGCTATTAATAATTCAGACGCTGAAGAAGTTGTCGATGGCTTGATTGATATGTGTGTATTCGCATTAGGTACACTTGATGTATTTGGAGTTGATGCTAATAAAGCATGGAATGCTATTTACGAAGCTAATATGGCAAAGGAACCTGGTGTAAAACCTGGACGTCCTAATCGTTTTGGTTTGCCTGATTTGTTAAAACCATCAGGTTGGACACCGCCTTCACACGAAGGTAATCACGGTGATTTAAATAAAGCTTTGTAAAATAAATTACAAAAATATTAAATGTTACCGTTAACATAGCACATGGCGGGTACCACTAAAACATAAATAATATTACATTGTTTATATAGGAGGTCCCACCATGTGCAGTCCATTTGTACGTAAAGAAGCCAACCGTTTGAATTGGATTATCAAAGGTAAACTAATTGATAAATCCTGGTCCGACGCAGAAGTCGAAAAAACCTACGATGCATATTTTAAAAGACTTTGGGGAAATAACGAAAGTTATATCCATGAAACCGGATTTGAACAAGCATGGAAGCAAAGAGAAGCTGAAATGTTTAACGAAGAAATCAAAAAAGTTGCAGTACTTGGTGGGCATTACGACTAGTCTTTATAAATAGACTAAACAGACCAGCATGAGGCATTATTATGAGCACTATTCCAACTCAAAACAAACTTTGGTATATTGAATATCCAGTTAAAATTGATGGAGTAACTGATAGTCAAGTACAAGAGTGGGCACAACACTGCGCTCTTTATGCAGCAATCAATACAGAAACAACCGATGAAAACGGATACCCAATATATGAGTTCCAATCATATAATGTAGCTGTTTTGCTTGAGTGTATTAATCGTATGATAGCACCTGAAGGCTTAACGTACACTCAAGATAATTTATCTTTTAGAATGGTTGATTTAAACACACCTCCTCCGGTGATTATCGTACCTGCTAATCTGCACGGCGGAGTTACATTTGACGAAGACAATGAAACAGTAACCATAAACTGCACTGGGCAAGTAATTCCTTATGGAACTGATGCTAGAATAAAAACTGGAGTTCTTTGGGCAAACACGGTATTTGATGAAATGCCGGAACAAGGTAATCCTCCACTTCCTACGCAATTATGAAATTAGCTATTGACATTTGGTTCTAAATAGTATAGATTGATTCTATAAGGTAAAACAAAAGGAATCAATCTTATGAAATACGCAATTTACCAAATCCGTCTTACCGAAGCTCAAATTGATCTTATCAATGAAACGCAAAGCTTTGAGTCA